TTTGTACGCATTTGATGTTGAGCAACATGACAGCAAATGTAAGTGGCCGAGTAGCAAAATGGTTATGCAGTGGATTGCAAATCCACCTACGCCGGTTCGATTCCGACCTCGGCCTCCACTATAAATAACCCCGTAGATCAACGGTCTACGGGGTTTTTTATTGCCCTCGAGAAAGTGACGTGTTCCGCAATTTTTGGGCATCGTTCCGCAACTGCGAACGATGGGGTGCTTGGGATCAGAGTGATGTCAGGCCGCAATCGGCCAATAGTGGACGTTCCACCTCGGGCGGCCACAAGCCTTAAGCGTAAGCTTGGACTGGCTGGTAAGGTTTTATTTCGAAAAAAATCAGCTCTTCGATGATCTATTTGCGAAGTCGGTTTCGTGATGGCTTGTTAATATCTATAATCCATAGAAATGCGATTTCAAGCATCGTTCTGTCAGAAAGGACTTGGACATTGAATGCCATTAATGCTGATCAAGAAAAACTAAAGGCCATCGGAACTGTTTACGCGCTGAACGACGCCCTTGGGAAAGGGCAAATCCGGCTGATTGACAACCGCCGCGTTCAATTTGACTTCTCGGTGATTGCGAGCGACTCAAGGGTGCCAAAGCTGAAAGATGAGGTTGACGTGGAAGCCGTTAACAGTGCCACGGGTCTAATCGCATCAAAGTTGACAGTCCGAGAACCCGAAAGTACTTCAAAATGCGCTGCTGACACTGATACAGCGGAATCGGATAAGTACGCAGAAACACCCATTGAAGAGACTATGGGCGGTACAGAGGTACTTGAGCTAGATATTCATCAAGAAATTAGCGAGCCTGGGGAAGATGCACAAAAGCTCTATGAGCAAGCAGCCGTTGCACGTACGGAAGGTCGATTTTCCGACGCAAGAAGCTTATTTGAAAAAGCTATAGACGCGGGGGGAGGGTATCGCGTTTTCACAGCTTATTTCAAGATGCTAACTGAAGGGTCCGGGCGCGATCATCAAAAAGCAAAAGAGGTGATGAAACGGGCAATCTCCGAAAGTCCATATACTCCGGATTACTACTTGATGTATGGCCACATGGAGCGGCGCGCAAAAAATTTGCCTGATGCAGAGCAGATACTGCGCGAAGGACTAAGTCACTTTCCTACCCACACTCTAATTCGCAATGGTCTTGCTCAGGTATTAAGCGAGATAGGCACAGTGCAAAGCCTTAAGGAGGCAGGCGAGATATTCGAAGCGCTTGATTCAGCACAAAAACTGAACAAGGGCGATCGGACCTATATGCGCTTTCGAGCGCTGACCGCCAATCCCCGGGCTGGGCGGGTATATTCATTTTTAGATAAAATATCAGGTTTCTCTCCAGCGGTTCCAGGCCCAAAAAAACTTCCAGTGGGCGTAAGTGATCTGGTCGTGGATATAAAAGATCCTGCGCTTGAAGCATCATTTGGAGTGTCTGGTAGTTATTTAATACGGTGTTTTTCCAGCAACCCAAAAAGATCTGAGATAATCGATCTTAGCAAATACCTACGATCTCTCAAGTCCGACGCGACCATCGGCTTGATCAACGGAAGAGACGCTCTCCTGAACTCTTCTTTGGCTTTTGTCGCTATCCCTAAAGCGCCGGCGGTACGCGATTATTTGATGAGCGTGCTTAGTGAAAACAATGAAGCTATCCTGCCGCTTGACGATCAGTTGATGCGGTCAGCACTTGACTCTAAAGATAGCCTTCAAGAACTCTTCAGCCAATATCTCGGAGTCCGGGACTTATATGACAGTACATTGCCTGTATCGGGGCGCAGACTGTTTGGGCGAGAAAGACTGTTAGTTGGGCTAACTGATCAAGTTAACAAAGGAGAATTTATAGGTATCTTCGGCCTCCGGAAAATGGGGAAGACGTCACTAATGTATCAGCTGCGTGACGAAAAATTAAGAGATGAAGCAGTCGCGTATGTTGATATTCAAGCCAGTCCAGGACTTGCTATTGGAAGTTTCTTACCGGTTCTGTGGGAAATTGAGCGTGACCTGCTCGATCGACTGGCACCTAAGTATCCAAATGTGCGCGATATACTGCGATTAGGTAGCTTTTCTAGATATAGCGATGCCGTTCTCTCGGGAATAAGCCCGGCCTTATTGTTCTCCGAAGATATTCGAGAGTTATTGGATGCAATTGTCGAAAAAAAATTACCTGGTGTTAATCGGCTAGTTATAATTCTTGATGAGTTAGAGCGTTGCTTACCACTAGCTGACCAGCCCGCAATGAATGGATATTTGGAGTTTTTTGGGCTGTTACGAGGCTTAGCTCAAACCGATCGTTACAGAGGTGCACTTTCGAGTGTAGTTGTTGCCGCTAATGCGTCCATTAGTGAGAAGGCCTATTGGGACGGTCGTGAAAATCCAGTGTTTTCTCTCTACAAAACCTTTTTTCTTCCGCCATTATCAAAGCCTGATACAAGTCAAATGATTCAGAGCTTAGGAAAAGGGATGAGTGTTTATTGGGAGAATGGGGCCATTAATGAAATATTCGCTGAGTGCGGAGGTCACCCGTTTTTAACACGTGTTTTTTGCAGTCTTATAAGCAAAAAGCACTTGCAACGACCTCTGCAGGTTACTCAGAAAATGGTTACGGTCGAAACACCTATATTCATTCAAGAAAAAAGTGACAAATTCGAGCAGATCACCGAGCTTCTGCATGCACACTTTCCTGAAGAAGAGGCTTTTTTGGAAATGCTCGCAATTGGTACGCCGCCAGATAAAATCTCGAATGAAAGCATAAGGCACTTAATAGGTTATCAACTTATAACTCGTCAAGGCGACACCTATCAAATAGCAATAAAGTCGCTTCATTCCTGGCTTCGTCAACGAGCAGGTGTGTAAAATGATAAATCCTTATCGCTGGAATCAGATCAACCTAAACCTAATCTACGGACGAGATTCTGTAATTAATGAGATGCTTGAATCTCTCCCATCCGTAAATGGCGACTCTTTTGGCCTGACAGGCGCGCGCCGGATGGGAAAGACAACAGTTCTTAGAGCGGTAGAGCGTGATCTAGTTGCAGGCCTCGATAGCTGGCGAGAATCTGGCAGCATACTTGTACCGGTTTATATTGACGGATTGGCACTACCTCGACCGCTGACAGCTGAACTTCTTTGGGGTCTGATCAACTTAAAAGTTCATCAAGTTTTGGTTCCAGAGGCAGGTGAACCCGAATCATCTATAGATTTTTCCGAATTTGTAAGATCTATTTCTGCAGTAATTGATAAACAAGAGCTTGTGCCCAAGATAATTGTTATTTTCGACGAGATTGAGCACATTATCATAAACAGTTGGTCGAGTGCTTTTTTCGCCAATTGGCGCGCGTTGTTAAGTAACTACCCTGGAGTGTCGGGATATTTTTCAGCAGTGTTTTCAGGTGCTCTAGAAATGACTGCGTTGCAGCATGATGTTGGGTCACCCCTAATGGATGTTCTTCAGTGGCGCAGTCTTAGAAATCTGAGTTATGAAGATATGCTTAAGCTGATGAGCGAGCCGGCCGACCTGAGTATCGAAGAGGACTGTGCTGCACACATGTTTTCGGAGACGGGTGGCCACCCAATGGTCATTCAGTACGCGATGCAAAAAGCTATCAACTCGAATAAAGATAATATTTTCGATGAAACGGTCTCAAGCTTGGCGAGGTTCGAGGAAGAGCGTGCTTGGCAAATTAGTGAATGGTGGACGAAGTACTGCGACACGACGAGTCAGCTTGTTTACGCTGGACTGCCAATTGATGGGAACTTTAAACCAATTTCTGCAATTACTGCAGAGTTGGGCGGTTACACAGCGAGCAAAGCCTTTGAAGTATTGCAGCATGTGGGTATTGCAGAATTAGATCGCAAGGGAAAACAGATTAGAAGACTCGGTGCAATCTTTTCCCGATGGCAAGAAGAAAACGGCAACGTTACACAAGGTGCGGCCTTTGACAATAGTTTGGCAAATTTGCTTGAAGGCCTCATGACAGGACTTCGGGAGAAGTATGTTTCAGCATGGGCTATATATAGCCAGGATATGCCGAATTACTCTGGAGCTGTCAGTGAAATTCGGGATTTGATCACGTTAACTCTCCATAGAATTGCTCCGAACGAAGATGTTGAAGCCCAGATAGGCTTTGAGTACGAGCGTGATCAGAACAAGCCAACACGAAGACAACGAGTAACCTACTTATTCGGGGCCGATAAGCGCGAGCAAGGTAAAGCTGTGGCAAGTGAGGATGAGCTTTTGGAGGCGCATTCGGTGAGGCTTGCAGCGGTAGTGTCAAAGGCATACGCCAACGCATCAGCTCTGACTCACACTACTGCAACTCGCCCTCTGGCTTATCAAGCCCTGAAACAAGGGGAAAGCATCCTTGTGCAGCTGCTAACGCGTCATGTTGAAAAAAATAATCACTAGTCGAAGGCAGACCATTAGCGTCATCGTAAATTCACAAAATGACGCTACGGTTTTAAGTTACGTAATAGCCACTTTTTTGCTTCAATAAGGCTGTTGTCAAAACATGACTGTAGATCCGGTAGGGACGAATGTAGCTCTATTTTCGAGATGCCCGTATTGGTCGGAGCATCTCACATGCCGAACGTCCGCTTTTGGCTGTGGATTCAACTGGACAACGGGAGCTTTGGGTCGATTTGTCCTCGCAGAGATAACTTACTGGTAGCCACCCATCGCTCCCCTTTTATTTTGTGGGGCGCACAATTTCACCAACACGGCGATAAACCTTTTTCGTCATCTCCTGCGTTGAGTGGCCAAGCAGGCGACTAGCATGACTAATGTCGTCAATTTCGCTGGCAGCTTTTGGTCGGATATCGCGGAATTGGAACTGGCGGATCGCGGCGGCAAGCGTTGCATCACCTTCAGCCGCGGCCTTCGCGGCTGCTTTTTCTCGGGCTTCATCCCACCGATTTCTCAGCATTGCGTAACTCATTCGCAGGCCCGCTTGGTTGGTGATCAGGCTTGAACTTCTGATGCCAGCCATGGCTTTGCGCTCGAGTAGGGCATCGAGGAAGGTGCTGAGCCCTGATGCGCCTGTACCGTCGTGTAGGCGGATACGTAGGCGTTTCTCAGTCTTGCCCTGGCCTACCATCAGGAACCCGTTGTTCAAGTCGGCGGTTGATGCTTTGAGCACATCGGCGGGGCGCTGTCCGGTCAGGTAGGCTAGGTCCATTGCATCTTTCAGCTCGGGCGGTGCCTCTGTGTAAACCGCATCCCAAACGATTTTGCCTGCGTAGAAATCGCGGGGTGTTTCTTTGTTTCTGCGTAAGCGGGCGCAAGGGTTTGCCTTTTCAGTGAGCCCCCATTCGCGGGCAAAGGTGAATATGGTCGAGAGGAGGGCGATCTCGCGGTTGGCACGTACCTTCGCTGTCCTGGCGTCACGATACTGGGCAATCACTTGTGGGGTGACAGCGTCGACAGGGGCTGAGTCGAACGCGTTGCGTAGTTGTTTGAGGCCTTTCAAGTAGTCCTTTTGGGTGCCGAGCTTCAGCCCAGGGATGACCTTTTTTTGGTAGTCGTCGAATAACCTGCCCATCAGGTGAGCAGGCTTGGGTGTGGCTTTTCGATCCAGACGTGCCCATTCGACTTTTGCCTCGTCGAGGTCGCCGCCGAGCGGGGTCTCCACTCGATTGCCGTCGGCGTCCCTGCCGTTGTAGTAGTAGCCCACCCAGATGCTTCCGTTCTTTCTCGCGCGGGTGCGGCGGATCATCCGTGGCGGCAGATCCCTGTTTGCTGCTTTCTTCTGGCGCATCGTTAACTCACGCGGGATAGATCAAGAGACCAGGTTTCAGCCACAGCATTGGTTGCTGATGGCGTTACCCCGGCTAACTTTAGGCGGGCGTACACGCGACCTACGACAGGGCGTTGTGCGGCTGTGAGCACGTGTTCCCAAGCATTGCGGCGCAGCCACTGACGCTGGCAGGAAGGAATCTTGTAGCCTGTAATGGCGGCCAGCTCATCTTCTGTCAGCGTCTCGCTTGGGAGCTGGAGCGTGTTTGCCGTATTCATGCTGCCTCCTTGTCATCCAACGGAAAGCAATTCGAATGCTCTCGCAGCCACGACTGGAACCTGTCCATTGCCAAGGGCCTTAAGTCTGTCCACCCGATAGGCCACCCCATCAGCCACTCGACCCATTCCGGGTTCAGATGACCACCATCCGATGCCATCACTGCGTGATCGAGCCGATCGTTCGATCGGTCGGCCCCCGATTTGCGAGTCAGCGCGGCAGGGGAAGATCCTTTTGACATGCTCGCCACGGGCGTTGGCCACCGACTGGCGGGTGTCTTCTGCGATGAGCCAGATCCGGTCTCGCTGATGAGGGGCTCCGAGGTCAGCCGCTCCGATAACACCCCATCGCGCGTCATACCCCATTTCGGCAAGGTCACCGAGCACCACGGCAAGTCCTCTTCCCACAAGCAATGGTGAGTTCTCCAGTTCGACGTAGCTCGGTCGTACCTCATCGGTAATTCGTGCCATCTGCCGCCACAGTCCTGAGCGGGCGCCGGCGATACCGAGGCCGTTGCCTGCGACCGAGATGTCCTGACAAGGAAATCCTCCCGAAACCACGTCAACAAGGCCACGCCATGGTCGTCCGTCAAAACTGCAAACGTCAGACCAAATCGGGAAAGCCGGGAGCAGTCCATCGGTTTGTCGTTGCGCCAGTAGTTGTGCGGCGTAGGCATCACGTTCAACGGCGCAGACGGTACGCCAGCCGAGGAGGTGGCCACTGAGTATTCCGCCACCAGCGCCTGCGAAAAGAGCCAGCTCATTCACGCGGCCTCCAATGAAGGATGCTTATACCCCTGAGCAAGCTGCGCGGGCGGGCGATTCTGAGCGATTAGCGTTGCACTGTGTGTGGCTGCCTCGCGCAGCTTTTTGTGGGGTATAAGTGCCCCGGCAATGGCACTGAGAGGGGCAATATTGCCTGCTGCTGCGCAGCAGAGACTGTTTGTTTCTGGTGCGTCGACGCCATTCGCGTTGCGGAGCAAAGCAGTCGATGTTCGGCTGGTGTGCAGTTCCATCGTCATGCCGCTTTCCTCCGGTGTTCTATAGCGAGTTGGCCCTTTAGGCGCTGGTGACGCGTGAGCGGTCTTGCAATGGTGGCGAGAATCTCGGCTCATGCAGCCTCCTTGATCAGGTCCGCAAGTAGCAGAGCGATTTTGGTGTCTTTGTTCAATTTGCGTACGGCGTCGTTACCGATCAGCACGGCGATCTGCAGGTCGAACTCTTTACGAAAGCGCATCAGCTCCTGCAGCTGGCTGGTGGTTTTGGTGCATCGCCCCTGCAGCTCGCCGGCTGCCTGAGGTGTCAGGCGCAACATTGGGATAAGGCTATTCATGCTGCTTTCTCCTGAGTTTCTGGCTCCAGGAGAGCGGCCATGGCGAGCGCTTGATCTCGTAGCGCAAGGGTGTCGCGTTCGAGTTTCTTGCCTGTACGGAATGCGCTGAACGTCTCGGCAGCGATTCGCAGTTTTTCTGCGATTTCCAGCAGGGTTTGACGTTCGGTCTCTCCCAGTTTGGAAGCGTCTAAGGCGCGCGTGTAGCGTGCGTAGATTGATTCGTAATGGCCGTGCCATTGATCAACAAGAAGTTGCAGTCCCCGAATCGATTCCGAGTTGTCTGTCCGTTGAATGGCCTTGCCTTCGTCAATGCCTTCGATATGTCCATCAATAAGGCCGCCGCGATAGCCTACCCAATAGGTGAGGCCGACAACTACGATCAGAACGATCAATGCGCCGATTTGTATTGCAGTCATGTGGTGTGCTCCTGGTTGTTTCGCTTGGCTGGTGGTGGCAGCCGATTGTTGGTTGTTTATTCGTTGTCATGATCAGCTGTTATTTCACGCCTCCGGCTTGTCGTTTGACGGTCGCGGCATGTCTTCGTCTGCTTTGTAGGCGCGGATGTCGATCAAGGCGGCGACGTGCCTGATATGGGCATACCTCAATGCCTTCACGCTTTCGTCGATGGTGGTCACTGGGAGTTGAATCCGTCCGCTGTTAATCGCTTCCGTGAACGTCTTTTCATTGAGGTTCTTGAAGTAGTGCACGCGCAGCTTTTCGAGGGGGATAAGCACGTCGCCGAAGAGGTGGTGCAGCATCTCGACGGTGGAGCTATCCGGTGCGGGAAGTAGTCGTAGCGGTGTTTGGTTTGTGTTATTCATGCGGCTGCTCAGCCTCCTTGCGTTTAAGTCGTGACGGGTGACTCCAAGCGTTCAGGCAGTGACGTTTGGTCAACTCCCGCAGATGGTCAGGCACTTCAAGGAGCGCGGCATTACGCTCCTCGCGTGTTTGCATGGCGACAATCTGGCGGGCGTACTCCCTAGGCCACGTCACGATTGTCTACCGGGATTTCTGGTAGGTTCAGTCCCAGTTGCTCGGCGAGCCAACGAATTCCGGCTTGCTTCACCCGGGTTGACTGGCTGTATTGCATGCCGAGCTTCTCGTGATACCAGTTACCGTTTTTGACTCCCAGATACTCACGATCCCGATTCGGATAAGCCGGAAGGTTTTGCAAGTTGAGCAGCGCCTTTTCACGCATGAGGCTGATCAGCTTGGGGCGGGTGATTCCCAGGTGTTTGGCGGTTTGGGCGAGAGTGCGATCCATGGATCCTCCTTAGGCTGCATGCGCGGCAGGAGTCGCCACAGCAGCTAAGTGGTTTATGGATTCGGCAACCTTTTCGTAGATCTCCACATCGGTACCGCACACGGTGAAGCACTTAGTGCGCGGGCGTTTCACGCCGATGCTCATGATGGTGGTGACGCCGGTGCGTGTTTGGGTTCGATGGATCGCGACATGTATCGGCAGTTCGAAACCCATGTCGAGGCTTACCACGCCACCGGTACGCACCAACTCGAACACGCGCTGTTTGTGCTCAGTATCGAATCGAGCATATTGGCGGCTTGCGTGTGGAGTGTTCTGCAGATCGGCTGTGCTGGTGGCGGCGAGCGGACCGTTGATGATTTCTTCAATGAAGTCTGCCAGCTTGAGGTGCATCTTTTTTTCATTGGGCAAGGTCAGCGTGTGGCGCTCGCTTCCCGGCTCAACGACGAAGAGGGTATCCGATGCATTGCGTTCAACCTTCAGGGCAAACGGCACGGCTTCGCGCTTGGGATCCGACCTGAGTACGTGGTTGAAGGTGCCGCTTAAATTGACCTGGGCGTTGAGCAGTTGCAGGGTGCGGTTGTCGAGTTTGAACTTGTTCATGCTGCCCGGCCTCCGTCGTTCGGATCGAACGGAGCAGGCGCGGTACGGGCTTGCGGCTTTGATTTGCTAGGAATGAAAGTGCAGCCGCAATTACGCGCGATGCGGCGAACTTCGAGGATGCGGAATGGTTCATCAGCAGTCGGATGGACGTGCAGGGTGGCTGTGGTGTGCATGGTATTACCTCGCTCTGTGGTGGAAGAGTGAGGCAAATATCACGTATTGTGTTTATTGTGTCAACACGTATCGTGGTTATTCGGGTTTTTCGTGCGCGAACCGTGATGATTTCAATATCCCGCCCACTAGGTGGACCTTTGATACCTCATTCTGCTCGAGGTGAAGGGGGCTATGGTCCAGGTTGACACTGTCAAATCGATACACCCCGTCTCGTAGGTAGATGAACTCTTTAATCATTGAGCGGCCATCCTGGGTCTGAACCATCACCTCGTCTCCGGTGATAAACATCTTGTTGGGCTCAATGAGAACGTATTCACCGCTTTTGATTCGTGGATGCATGCTGTCGCCGATAACTCTGAGGCCGTAAGCGTTAGGGTCATCGCTATAGATCTGGAGATAGCCATCACCATGGCCAACAGGGAAATCTAATGCCTCAAAATATCCATCCATCCCTAGCTTCGCTGTGCCTACCACAGGCACTACTCCTTCCTTCGTCGGGCCCATTGGCCTAACAACGCTTCCTGCCGTTATTGGTGCCACGGTCAACGTATGTGGAGCTTGTTTGGGCAGTGCTGAAAAAAGCTGTTGAGAGTCAGTGCCGCTTATCAGTTCTGCGACGGACACGCCGAGCGCAGGCGCAAGCAGAGTCAGATCCGTGAGATTTGGCTCTCTGAGATCGCTCTCATAGTTGCCTATCCGAGACTGTGATGACCAGCCGCACTCTTCAGCCAATAGTTTCTGGCTGAAGCCCTTTTGTTTCCTGAGCCGCTTGATGCGGGAGCCTAAAGTTTCCATTTTGAATTTTTATCACGTAATGAAATGTTTTTTTCTCACTTATCGTGTTGAATAAATCACATATCGTGTTTAGAGTGTGCGAAGTCAAAAGGAGTCAGATTCATGAACCGAATTGCCTGCCTCAGAAAGGAGGCGCAGATAAAACAAAGGGATCTTGGTGAGCTGCTTGGTTGGACCCAGACAAGACTAAGTAACTACGAGGCCGGTCACAGAATGCCAGGCCTCAGTGAGTGCAGGGCAATCACCTCGGCGCTGAATCAGTTGGGGGCCGCTTGCTCACTTGACGATGTTTTTCCTCCAGAGTTGGAAACATCAAAAGCTGCTTAGAAAAAAGGCGACCCAAGGGCCGCCCAGTTCCTCCCGACACGCACCACCACAGCGCTGTCGGGTCGCGATAAAGAAAGACGGGCACACCACATGCAAGCCGTCGATCTTTACCGCGCTTTCCAAGGCTCGGAAGCCTTGGTGTCGCTGCCTTTTCCACCACAGATTAGGCAGCTGTTGCGCCAGAGGTAAACGACGGATCGTTTGCCTCGGCACGGTGCCGGTATCGATCCTGAAGATCTATCCGGCGTTTGGGCCCTTTCAAGCCACGCGGCAAATGTATCACCACTGCATGTCGCGCGGCACTGGCAACTTATAAGGATTAATGCCATGAGCCGAATCGCTCTGAGTTCTGTAGAACGGGCGCAGCGGGAAATTCTCCCGCTCGATCTAGCGCTTTACCATGCTGCTCGGGACTATCCCGGCGGAGCCGCTGCAATTGCCGCCACCACCGGCAGAAACGCCACCACGCTGCAGCACAAGCTGTCTCCAACCCACCCCAGCCACATGGTGAATATTCAGGAGTTCGGCGAGATCCTGGAGCTGACCAAGGACCGTCGCATTCTGGATGCCGTTCACGCGTTGGTAGGGGACACGACTTGGCAGGAGTTGGCCGAGGCATACACCAACGATATGCCTGAAACCCTCACCACTGGCATTGCTGAGTATTTTCGGCAGGTGGCTGATTTGGCGGATACCTGGGCCAAGAGCATCGGCGACGGTGTGGTGACGGACCAAGAGCTGGCCGCAATTCGCCTGCAGGTGTTTCGCGGTATTCAAGGGCTGCTGGGGATGTTCAACCGCGCTACCTACGTCAATCAGACGACGCGGGGTGTTGATCGTGGCTGACATTGCTGACTTTGCCAACGACCTGGTGCAGGAGCGCCTAGATCAGGCACTGGCTGCGCGAAACGCCGCCAAGACTGCCTTGGCGGCGCATTCATATCTGTTCTGTGAGGACTGCGAAGAACCTATCCCGGAAAAACGTCGGGTGGCTCAACAGGGATGTACCCAATGCCTGAACTGTCAGTCCATCACTGAATCGCGGGAGGCCCGGTATGCTCGATGAGGTGTTGAGTCAATTCGCAGACTACGGGCTTGAGCCTGAACAGCCGCTGATCTTTGGGAAGCTCACCCGTTGCAAGACCGCTCAGGATAAAGGCAAGGAAAAGAATGGCTGGTACGTCGTCCACGAGCATCACACCGAGAAGAACGAAACGCTGATCTTCGGTAGCTTCGGTGACTGGCGTTCGGGCGAGTCTCAAAAGATTAAGGTGAAGTCTGGGCGCATGAGTCCAGAAGAGCGCGAGGTTATGCGTGTCCGGCAGGAAGATGCTAAGCGTAAGGCCTCTGAGGTGGCGGCCAACGCGGCACGGCGAGCAGCTAACCGCGCAGCCGGATTGTTCAAACGCATGCCGGAAAAGGGCAAGAGCGCCTATCTAGATCGAAAACAGATCGTGGGGTTCAAGGTCCGCTATGCGCCTCGTACCGGCGCATTTTTGGTGCCTATGTGCAACGTGCGAGACCAGATCGTCGGCCTGCAGGTGATCTTCCCGACAAAGCAAAAAGACACCGGTCGTGACAAAGCCTACTGGCCCTACGGCATGTCCAAAGAGGGCGCTTTCCACTTGATCGGCCCGCACCCTGAGCCAGGTGAGCCGGTATTGGTGTGTGAGGGTTACGCCACGGGCGCCAGCCTGCACATGGCGACCTCGCTGACGGTCGCTATTGCGTTTGATGCGGGTAACTTGCTGCCGGTCTCCAAAGCCATGCGGGAGCGTTTTCCGGGTTGCCCGCTGATCCTCTGTCGGGACGATGACTGGAAAACCAAGCGCCCTAATGGCGATCCTTGGAACCCTGGTGAAGAAAAAGCCAATAACGCCGCGTTGATCGTCGGCGGTCAGGTGGTCACACCGGTCTTCTCGGGCGAGCGCGAAATTAAGTGGACTGACTTCAACGATCTACATGTTGCGGAAGGATTGGAGGCTGTCCGCCGCCAGGTGTTGGCGGTAGTCAAACCTCCTGCAGCGGGTGGTTGGAAGGATCAACTGGCCCGCACCGAAAATGGCTCCCTGATCGCGCACATGCAGAACGTCGAGCTGATCTTGGGCAATGACGAGCGCTGGGCGGGTGTCATCGGTTACAGCGTATTCAGCTCCAAGATCGTCAAACTGCGGTCCGCCCCCTTTGGCGGCGGTGCCGGCGACTGGGCCGACATCGATGACATGCGGGTGATGAAGTGGCTCGCGCAGCAATACAACCTACGAGTCAAGGCATCCCATGTGATCGAGGCGGTCAGCGTGGTTGCCCACGACCATTCCTTTCACCCGGTGCGTGAGTACCTCGAAAAGCTTGAATGGGACCGCGTGCCTCGTCTGGAAACGTGGCTGACGGACGTGCTCGGAGTCCAGGCCAATGAGTACTCGGCCAAGGTGGGCAAGCGCTGGCCGATCTCGGCGGTGGCTCGGGTGATGCGCCCGGGCTGCAAGGCTGACTCGGTGATGATTCTTGAAGGGGGGCAGGGTGAAGGTAAGTCCACGGCCATGGGCATTCTCGGTGGCGAGTGGTTTATGGACACGCCTTTTGCCCTTGGCGACAAGGACAGTTTCCAGGCGATACGCGGCAAATGGATCGTCGAACTGGGGGAACTGGACAGCTTCAACAAGGCCGAAAGCACCAAGGCCAAACAGTTTTTTTCGGCATCCACCGACACTTACCGCGAAAGCTATGGCCGCAGAACGAATGACGTGCCACGCCAGTGTGTGTTCGTGGGTACCACCAACCAAGAGGAATACCTCAAGGACGCTACCGGCAACCGGCGTTACTGGCCGGTGTTCTGCAATAAGGTCGACTTAGAAAAACTACGCGAGATCCGCGACCAGCTGTGGGCTGAAGCGGTGTTCTGCTTTGAGGCTGGAGATATCTGGTGGGTGACAAAGGACGAGTCCTGGATGTTCGCCGAGGCACAGGACGAGCGCTTTGTTGTTGACGAGTGGGAGGGGCCAATCCTGACTTGGTTAGAGGAGTCGCAGATCGGCGAAACCGCTACGGGCAACGAGATCCTGACCCAAGCCCTCAAGTTGGACTATGGGCATTGGGGTAAGCCGGAGCAGATGCGGGTCGGCGCGATCATGCATCGTCTGGGCTGGCGGAAAAAGCGCATGCCGGCTTTGGCAAAGAGCGGCATCCGGCAGTGGGCCTATCAGAAGCCTGCGACCTGGGGGCGTGCGTCTGTATTGCAGCCGACCCCGGTAGAGGAGCCGTGCTTTGATTAAACGCATTGATGAGATGCTCAAGCTCTGGGCGCAGGATCTGCATTCGCCGATGACCGAAACCTACGGCGGATCGAGTGGCGGCAACATGATTGCCATGTTGATGGAGTGCAAAGGCGAGTTGATACGTGGTACTCGCGGCAGTCGGGTGCTGTTGGATGAATCGGCCGATATCGAGCTGATTGTGAACAAGCACTTGCCGGCGCAGCTTTCTGTCGTGGTGTGGGAGCACTACTGCAATCACGAAAGCTTCCTTTCGCAGAAATACATCCACTGTGGTTGCAGTCGCGATACCTATTACCAACGTCTGCACGAAGCGCACCTGCACATTGCCGGCATGTTGATGGGGAAAGCTGCGTGACCCTAGCTATAACTCCGCGTATCCCAGTCCTACTGTCCGGCCTTGTCCTACTGCAATTTAGAGCAGTCGGACAAGTGCAGGCCGCGCCGTTGCTGGGCTGTCCTACTGTCCAACCTTTGCCCGCCCCATGCACACGTAAGCATAGCGGGCACGTAGTCGCGCCCATGGCGCGCATGCGTGCTTTTAGTTTTCTCTCTATACACAAGAGAAAGTTAAATAAGGTAGGACAGTAGGGCAGAGCCCCGAATTTAGGCGCCTGTAGCTGTCCTACTTCGACTCTGCATGGTGGGACAGGTAGGACGTGGCACCAGAGACGATAGCCGATTGAATGCGTTGTACCTGCGTTGTACCTGTGTCACACCCACGTCGCACCCGTATTGCTCCATGGCATTAAAACTCGCTTGCTGCCACCGGAATCCACCTGTAAAAAGTATTCATCTTCGATAGGTGCGACCGCAGAGAGCGGCAGGCACCACACACCAAACCCGGCCTTTGCGCCGGGTTTTTGCGTTTATGGAGTAGGGCGATGACGAACGAGCAACAAGCACTGGCAGAGATGCCGATCTGGTTAGTGATCGTCTTGGCTCTAGTCGGCGGTGTGTCCGGTGAGATGTGGCGAGCCGACAAGGACGGGGCGCGGGGCTGGGCACTGTTGCGGCGCTTGGCACTACGATCTGGTGCCTGCATTGTCTGCGGCGTGTCGGCGATGATGCTGATGATCGCCGCCGGCATGTCGATCTGGACGGCGGGCGCATTGGGCTGCCTGACGGCGATGGCCGGTGCCGATGTCGCCGTCGGACTTTACGAACGCTGGGCCGCCAAACGGCTGGGCGTCTGCGAAGTCCCGCCCGCCGGGGGCGAGCAAGGGTGATGCACCGATCTGGTGCGCCGAAAACCGCCGGGGACCCTGGGGTTATCCCGAGGGTACGGGGTCGGAAACCCGCGGGAAAGTGTTAGCGGACAGTTCACCAGCTTAGTGAACTGGGGTGAACAGGTGAACCCCCCGTATTCATTAGGTGAACAGGACATTCCATCATGACTGTAATCAGCAAAACGGAGTTTGCAGCACGGCGAGGTTGGGCCAAATCGTATGTTTCCAAGTTGGCCAGTCAGGACCGGTTGGTCCTGACTGAGGATGGCAAAAAAATTGAGTTGGAGGCTACTGAGGCGCTGCTCGCCAAGACGGCGGACCCAAGCAAAGCAGGTGTTGCCGAACGGCATGAGCGGATACGCTTGGAGCGCGAGGCCCAAATAGCCGCCGAAGAACCTGCGGTGCCGCAAATCGCAGAGGTGGCGGACTTCCAAAAGTCTCGCGCGCTTCGAGAGCACTACTTGGCGCTGCAAGAGCGCGACAACTTTCACAAACAACAAGGCGTTTTGGTCGAGCGTGAAGCCGTCGAAATGGGCGCCTATAACGCCGGCCGCCTTCTGCGCGACCAACTGTTGGGCATGCCTCCGCAGTTGGCACCGGAGCTCGCCGTCATGACCGACCCCTGGCAAATTGAAAAGCACCTGACGGCGGCTATCCGTCGCTCGCTAGAGGATGCAGAACGCTTGTCCTCAGCGGATCTTGAACACGCCCTGACCACGAGTTAAACCCATGCCTACGGAAATCCCTGACGGTGCAGAGGTGTACCGGGAGGCGTATTTCCGAGGGCTGCATCCTGACCCTGACGTCTGGGTCGATGAGTGGGCCGACGAGTACATGCGCATCCCGCGTGACACCGGAGCCGCTGAGCCCGGCCAATACCGCACCTCGCGTACACCCTATGCCCGCGAGCCAATGCGCTGCCTGTCTCCGGCTCACCCCTGCAAGCGAGTGATCACCATGGTCGCCTCGCAGCTGATGAAAACGCAGATCGCCTTGAACTGGATCGGCGGCCTGATTCACATGGCGCCGTCCAACATCCTGACCCTGCTACCGAGTCTCGGGCTGGCCAAGCGGGTGTCGTCGCGGATCGGCAAAACCATCAAGGCCACACCGGTGCTGCGAGAACGTGTAGCGTCCAGCCGTTCGCGGGACGCACGCAACACCATGGATACCAAAGAGTTCGAGGGCGGTTCGCTGTACGTCACCACCGCGGGTTCTGCGGCCAACCTGTCGGAGCTGTCTGCACGCTACGTGTATGGCGACGAGATCGACCGCTGGGAAGTGGACATCGGCGAAGAGGGCGACCCCATCGAGTTGGCGGAAACCCGAGGCAGTACCTTCGGCCGAAACGCCAAGTTCTACTTCTCCAGCTCGCCAACGATCAAGGGCGCCTCGCGAATCTCCGACCTGTTCGAAGGCAGTGATCAACGTTACTACTATGTGCCATGCCCGGTCTGCGGGCACATGCAGACACTGGAATGGGAGCGCCTTCACTACTCGAAAGACTACAGCGTGGTGCACTACCAATGCGCCGGGCCTGAGTGTGACGTGCTGATCGAGGAGTACCACAAGGGCGAGATGCTCGCTAAAGGCGAATGGCGCGCCCATGCCGATGGTGACGGCGAGACGGTGGGCTTCCACCTCAATGCCCTGTATTCGCCGCTGGGCTGGATGGACTGGAAGTCGCTGGCCAAGCAGTTCGAGAAAGCCAAAAAGGCCCAGGCCAAAGGCGATCTGGAACCCATGCAGGTGTTTTACAACACCCGTCTGGCGAAGGTTTGGGACAGCGCACAAGAGCAAACCAAGGCCGACACCCTGCGCAAACGGGCGCGGCTGGAGGGCTTCAGCCTTGGCTCCATGCCGGCAGCGGTGCTGATGATCACCGGGGCCGTCGACGTTCAAGCCAACCGCCTGGAGTTCATGGCCATGGGCTGGGGCGTCGGCATGGAGCGCTGGGTCATCGACTTTCAGGTGGTCTCGGGCGATCCTGCAGACGAGCGCACCTGGGCGGCACTCGACGAATTGCTCAAGGCTAAATACCGCCATCCGTGCGGTGTTGGGCTCGGCATTCTCGCGGTGGCCGTCGACTCTGGCGGGCACCACACCGATGAGGTCTACCAGTTCTGCCGCGTCCGTCGTTGGCGAAACGTGTTCGCCATCAAGGGAGCGAGCAAACCCGGCAAACCGGTCATTGCTCAGCGTCCGTCGATGGTGGACGTGACATGGAAAGGGCAGACCGAACGCAACGGCGCCGAGCTGTGGTTCGTCGGTACCGACACGGCCAAGGACTGGATCTACAACCGTTACCCATTCGAGTCGGGGCCAGGTGCGCTGCACTTTGCCAATGATCTGCCGGATGACTTCTTCGACCAGTGCGTCGCAGAGCGCAAGGTTGCCCGATACATCCGGGGCCACAAACGCATCGAATGGGTCAAGGGCAAAGCCGAGCGCAACGAAGCCCTCGACCTGATGGTGTATTGCCTGGCCATGGCGCACTACCTGGGCCTTAACCGTTACAAGGAACACGACTGGGAGAGGGTGCGTCAGTCCCTGGCGCAGTCGGGTTTGTTCGATGAAGCACTAGGCATCAAACCTGTCCAAGGCGAACGCGTCAGCAATACCGGGCAAGCAACACAAGCTGCACCACCGCAACCGGCACTGCAACTCGCTGCCCCGGTCGTGCAATCACGACCCGCAGCAACACCACCTCAACGCCGCAGTTCCACCAGCGGTTACCTGAAGAGACGCTGATATGTCATTTACTCAGAAGCACCTCGACGCGGTTGAGGCGGCCATCGCTCGCGGTGAGAAAACCGTGCGTTACACCGACCGTACCGTGGAGTACCGCACCGTCGACGAACTGCTCAGGGCACGCGAAGAGATTCGTTCGTCGCTGGTCAACGCTGCCGGTCCGCGTTCGCGTGCGGTTCGGCTTTACCACGGGGGCAAAGGACTCTAAATGGCCCGACACTTTCCGACTCTGACCCGTAACGGATTCGTGTTGCCGTCGAACATCAAGGCCAGTTACGAAGGCGCCGGGGAGGGCCGACGTTCCACTGGTTGGGATGCTCCCGACAACGGGATCAACAGCATCAACACCCCGGCACTGCGCAACCTGCGTTCTCGCTCTCGGGCAGCGGTTCGCAATGACCCGTATGCCTTCAACGTGATCGACAAGCGTGTCAGCAACCTGATCGGCACGGGTATCACTCCGCGGCCGACCACTGAGGACGATGCTTTACGCAAGTTGCTACAGGAGCTGTGGGGCGATTGGGTCGATGAATCGGATGCGGATGATCGTACCGATTTCTACGGCCAGCAGGGCCTGGTGGCGCGCACGGTTGAAACTTCGGGTGAGTGCTTTGTGCGGTTACGACCACGCAGCCTTGACCAGGGATTGGCGGTTCCGTTGCAGCTGCAGATTCTGGCGCCGGAGTTTGTCCCGCACGACAAGTATGAGAGCACTAAAACTGGCAACACCATCCGCGCCGGGATCGAGTTCAACCCCGGCGGCAAGCGCGTAGCGTACTGGATGTACCTCTCGCATCCGCGTGATGCGGCGTCGCTGAACGCTGGCTATAACCAATTGGTGCGAGTGCCGGCCTCTCAGGTGTTGCACATCTTTGAACCGGTGGAGCCTGGTCAACTGCGCGGCGTGCCGCGATTGTCACCGGTGCTCAAGCGTCTGCGCAGTCTCGACAATTACGACGACGCCGTATTGTTTCGCCAGGAAGTGGCCAACCTGTTTGCCGGCTTTATCAAGCGACCGACGCAGGAGTCTGGGCCTGTACCCAGAGATCCGGTGACAGGCGCTCCGTTGAATCTGGATCGTGATGGCCTCACACCGATGGTCGCCCTTGAACCCGGCACCATGCAGGAGTTGGGTCCTGGCGAAGAGGTGGAGTTCTCCAAGCCACCGGACGCCGGCAACAACTATCCGGACTTCATGCGGCAACAACTGATGGCGGCAGCCGCCGGTTCCGGCACGCCTTACGAGATCCTCACCGGCGACATGCGTGGGATCAACGATCGAGCGCTGCGAGTGGTGCTCAACGAGTTTCGGCGCCGCCTGGAGCAACTGCAATTCGGCGTTTACGTTCACCAGCTCTGTCGCCCAGTGCGGGCGGCCTGGATGGACATGGCCGTCTTGTCCGGTGTTCTCGTGCTGGGCGATTACGCGCAGAAACGCCGCGACTACCTGCGTACCCGCTGGGTGCCGCAAGGTTGGGCCTACATCCAACCGGTGCAGGACGTGCAAGCCCGGCGGATGGAAGTGCAGGCCGGCTTTGCCTCACGCAGCGAGATGGTTCTGCGCACCGGCTACGACGCTGAAACGGTCGATCAGGAAAACGCAGCCGATTTGGCACGGGCCACAGCACTGGGCCTCAACTACAACACCCTGGATGCCGTCGAAACAACCGACGACAAGGAGCAACCATGAGCAAAAAAGCGCGACCGCGCATTTACAACCGGGCTGGGCAGCGGGTGCAGGTTCAGGACAAAACCTGGTATGCGGTGCAAGCCAGCGGCGAGGCTGCCGAGCGAGTGATCGAAGTCTTTGTCTATGGCGAGATCGGTACCTGGGGCATTACGGCTAATCAGTTCGTGCAAGACCTGCGGGCCATGGATGACGGTGTATCGCCAGTGATCGCGGCGTTCAACAGCATCGGCGGCGATTTGTTCGACGGGCTGGCTATGCACAACGCGTTGTCGCGTCTGGGCGAGCGTTGCACCGGTCGTGTTGATGCGCTGGCCGCCAGTGCCGCCAGCGTGGCGGTGTGCGGCGCGCATAAGGTTGTGATTGCGGCCAATGCCATGTTGATGATTCACAACCCTTGGACCTATGCCAGCGGGGATGCCGAAGACTTCCGCAAGGTGGCCGATGCGCTCGACCAGACGATGGAGGCGATCATCGCAGCCTACAAAGCGAAGGCGCCGGAGATTGATGAGGTCGAACTGCGTCGGCTGGTTGCCGCTGAAACCTGGCTCACCGCGAATGAGGCCGTGGCCTTGGGCTTGGCCGATGAAGTCGGCGGCGGCATTAAGGTCAAAGCTTGCCTCGGCCAAGGTGGTGTGTTGCAGCGTTACCAGCATGCGCCAGCTGAGTTGTTGGCCCAGCTCGACGAGCCACCCGAAGCGGATCCGGATCTGGAACTGGATCCGGTCGATCCACCATTGGTGCCGCCGGTGGTCGATTCGGCCAAGTTGGCACTGATGATCTCCCAGCGCTGCGCGGCGTCGGGCATCTCCAATCTGATCGAGCCGTTGCTCATTTCGACCCAGCTTGAAAGCGAAGAGATCGTCCTGGCCGGACTTACCCGCGCCAAGGCCGTGAATGATCTCTGCGTGGCGGCTCGTTTACCGGAGTTCAGCGCTGAATACGTTGGGGCGGGGCTGGATGCTGCAGCAGTTCGGGCACGTCTGTTCGACAAGATTGTCACCAGCGGCAAGGGCTTTGAAATCGATAACAGTCTGCCCCTGGATGACGACCCAGCCCCCAAGGTGCTGGCCAAACAACCTGATCCCACCTCGATCTGGGCTTCGCGTCAAGCGGCCCAATCTGGAACTGCGCGCGGCGCGAAAGGAGCAAGACCATGACCATCAAAAAAGAGCCGATCCACGCGGGTGAGTTTCTTCTGTCTGAAGGGGCGGGGAACATTTCGCGGGAATCGATCAACGTTGCGGCAGGTCCGGCGCTGTACCCAGGGCAAGTCCTGGGGCTGGTGACCGCGACGCGTGAATTCGCGCCGTACCACCCGACCGCTGAAGACGGCACCCAGACCGCTGTGGCGATTCTCTTCGGGCCAATGGGGGCGTCGGACATCGTGCGCCGGGGTCGCGCCGTGGTGCGTCTGGCGGAGGTCAGCGAAGTGCACCTGACCGGACTGGACCCTGAGGCCGAGAGAGACCTGGCTACCCATTTCCTGATCGTCCGCTAGGACCTTTAGTCACGTTTACCTAGCCCGCCTTGAGCGGGCTTTTCAATTTCTGGAGAGTACCCATGGCCGAGATCGCCATTTTTGACGACGAAGCGTTTACCGTTACCGCGCTGACTGCTGCGCTCAACGATCAACCTTACCTGCCGGGCCGTATCAGCGCCCTGGGCCTGTTTCGCGAGGAAGGCATCAACACCCTGACCGTACAGATCGAAAAGGACGGCGACACCCTGGCGCTGGTGCCGGCCGGTGAGCGCGGTGGCTCTGGTCTGGTGGTCGCCGCCAGCAAGCGCAACCTGATTCCGTTCAACACCGTGCACCTGCCGGAACGCTTCACCATCAAGGCCGACGAGATCCAGGGCATTCGTGCCTTCGGTACCCGCACCGAGTTGCAGGCCGTGCAAGATGTGGTCAATGCCCGCCTGGCCAAAGCGCGCCGTCAGTTGGACGCGACCCACGAGTTCCAGCGCATGGGCGCACTCAATGGCGTGATCCTTGATGCCGATGGCTCGACGGTGCTGTTGAACCTCTATGATCGTTTCGGTGTGGAGCGTCAGAAGCTCTCCATGGGCCTGACGGACCCCGACACCGAGCTGCGTGTTCAATGTGTCGAAGCGCTGGACATGCAGGAGGACGCACTCGGTGCCGTGACCAGCACGGGGTCCCGCGCGTTTTGCGGCAAGCATTTCTGGAACAAGCTGATCGTTCACGATTCGGTCAAAGAGACTTACCTCAACAGCCAGCAGGCAGCGGCGTTGCGCGGTGATGCCCGGGAAAGCTTCGAATTCGGCGGCATTGTGTGGGAGCGCTACCGTGGCAAAGTCGCGGGCGTGTCTTTCGTCCACGACGATAAAGCGCTGCTGGTTCCTGAAGGTGTTCCTGATCTGTACATCTCGGTATTCGCACCGGCTGACTACATGGAAACGGTCAACACCCAAGGCATTCCGTACTACAGCAAGATTGAGCCGATGCAGTTCGGCAAGGGCATGGCCGGCGAAGCCCAGTCCAACCCGCTGCACCTTTGCACCCGGCCGCGCGCCCAGATCCTGCTGGAGCTCTGACCGTGGGCTTTCGCGATCTGATTGCCGAGGTCGACGCGGTGGTATTCGAAACGCTGGGCGACAGCGCGCGGATCGAGGGCCGAGCCGAACCGGTGCTCGGCATGTTCGCCGCGCCCTGGTTGCAGCCCAAGTTCGGCAAGCTGAACACCGGGTTGCGTGAGCCGCGGTTCGAGATCCGGGTCAGCGATTCGCACGGCCTTGAGCAGGGCATGCTGGTCAGCATTGATCTGCCCGCACTGGATGGCGGTGGCGATTACGACCTGTTGCAGCTGGAGCCGAGCGGTGACGGTCTGGTCGCCTTGATTCTGAGGATGCGCCCATGAGTGTCGGCAGTCACTTCAAGCCCTCGGCCGGTGGTGGGATGATTTCCATCCAGTCCTCGATGGCGGACCTGAAAGCGTTCCAGGACTTCGCCAAGCTGGTGCCCAAGGCGGCCGCCGCCGCCCAACGTCGGGCGATCAACAAAACGCTAGGTTGGCTGCGCACGCACATTGCCCGGGCCGTCAGTCGGCAGGAACGCATTGCGGTGGCGGCGGTTCGTCAGCGCTTGCGCAGCTACCCGGTCTCCGGCGGAGCCACCAGCGGCAAGTTGTGGTTCGGTTTGAATGCCATCGAGTCCAGCCGAATTGGCCGGGCACGACAGTCTGGCACTGGCGTGTCGGTGGCCGGTCGGCGTTACCAGGGCGCCTTTCTCAAGAAGGTCTACGGCAACAAGCCCGACATCTGGATTCGTACCGCGAGCAAGCACTTCAATGCGGATGACTATCCCGACAGCACCGTGTCGTCCGGCGGTGGACCCAGCTCGGGGTGGGTGGCGGAAAACGGCAATCGCTTTCCGCTGGCCAAAGCCAAGGTGTCACTGGAACAAGCCCGGCCGCACTTCGACAGTTGGGTTAAACGCGCTGATGCGCGCCTGCTGGAAATCCTGCGGCAGGAGTTCAACTTTGAGCTGCAAAAGTATTTGAAGGGGACGGCGAATGTCTGACGAGCCTTTTAGTCTCGACCAGCTCTACCGGGCAATAGAACAGAACCTGAAGGTTCATCTGCCGGGCGTTCAAGCGGTTACAGCGTGGCCCAACATCAAGGATCGCATTGCACTACCAGCGGTGTTCATCGAGTTGGCTGAGATGGAACCTGGTGTCGACATTGGAACGGGGCAAACCACTCTGGTTTGCAAGTTCGAAGCGCGGATTATTGTCGACCCGATACGACCACAGCATTGCCAGCAAGCCGCGTACCTGGCGGCCCAATTGGCTGTGTTGTTACGACTGCAAACGTGGGGGCTTGAGGTAGAGCCCGCCGAGTTTGGCCAGGCGATGCAGGACTGGACCAGGCCGGAGCTGGATGGCTACGTGGTCTGGTTAGTGGAATGGACTCACCAACTCTACCTGGGTGTTGACGAATGGCCCTGGCCGAATGAACCGCCGGGCTCGCTGGTATTAAATATTGAGTCGGGCGATGGTCCGGTCAACCCGGAGGATCTGTGAGTTACGCCAGTGCCGAGCATGACCGCATGATCGCAGCCATGCTGATGCCCTGCGCGGTGGTCGGGGTGGATTTGACGGGGCCGGCGGTGCGGGTGTCGAATGGCGAGTGGACGAGCGCCTGGGTGCGCTGGCACAGCCTCGCGGCTGGTAAGGCGCGGCATTGGCGGGCGCCGAGCCTGGGCGAGCAGGGAGTGTTGTTCAACCCCAGCGGTCAGGCCGGCATGGGCACCTTTGTCCCTGGGCTGTACGGCAATGCCGGCGCACCGCCGGATAACCGCGACCATGTGGAGGTGTGGCGTTTCGACGACGGCGGTTCGCTGGTCTATGACTGGGAGGCCAAGAGCTACACGGTCACCCTGCCCACCGGTACGGTGACGATCAAGGTCGGTAGTGTTGAGGTCGTTGTTACGGATGACGCCGTGACCGCCAAAATCGGCGGCACTGAGGTGGCGCTGACGCCGGGTTCGGCAACGGTCAAAGCAGCAGCCATCAAGCTGGTCGGGGCGGTGGTGATTGACGGCACGTTACACGTTACAGAAGACATCACGGGCGCCGCCTCGATCCTCGCAGCAGGATCCAGCGACAACCATCACACCCATTAATACGCTACTTATCGAGCCCGCCGCGTGCGGGTTTTTTCATGCCTGGAGAAAAATATGGCCAAGCCGAATGAAGTCCTCAGTACTGAGCAACCGCAACCGCAACCGCAACCGCAACGGTCGACGGATCTGAAGCTGAAGTTTCGCGACAAGGTTTACACCTCGCGCACTCTGATCATTCCCGAGTCGGGCCGCACGCTGCCGGTCGCCAAGGCTTGCGTCGAGGTCTCCGCGTCCGATGAGCAGGCGGTCAGCTACCTGAAAGCCCACGAAGAATTCGAACCGCTGGAGTGAGTTAGATGATCGGAATGGACCGCCACACCGGCCAACCCATCTCCGGCATCGAGCATCTGCGGCAGTCCATTGCCGACATCTTGGGCACGCGCCTGGGCAGTCGCCGGCAGCGGCCGGAGTACGGCAGCAAGATCCCCTTGTACGTCGACATGCCGATTAACGAAGGCTGGAAAAGTTCGGTGCAAGCCGAGGCGGTCCGCGCGATCGGGCGGTGGGA